TCAAGTAGCTGAGGGTCACTTGGTTGGAGGTAAGCATTTGATTGTAGGTAAAGCACGCCGTAAGGGATTCTCCTATAAGAATGCAGCGCTGGTGACGAATACTTTCAATACAGATCACAACAGCTACACGCTGCTGTGTGCTTTTGACAAGAAATACTTGTACCCTAAAGGTATTATGGCAATGGTTACGGACAATATGAATTTCTTAAATGAACATACTGGCTGGGCAAAACGTCGCCAAGTAGTTGATAAGCAGAACCATAGGAAAGCCAGTTATTTAGAGTATATGAGTGGGCAGCAGGTAGAGAAAGGATACAAGTCTGAAGTAGAGGCTATTACTTTTAAGGACAATCCTGATGCTGCTCGTGGTAAAGACGCTTCTATCGTCATTTTTGAGGAGTGTGGCGCTTTCGATAACCTCAAGGCTTCCTACCTCGCCACGAAACCTACTGTTGAAGATGGAGGTATCACTACGGGGCAGATGATCCTCTTTGGTACTGGTGGAGATATGTCTGGAGGCACTATTGACTTTGAGAGTATGTTTTATAACCCGGAGGCATACAACCTTCTCCCTATCCAGAATATCTGGGACGAGGGAGCCGACCATACGACCTGCGGTTACTTCTTCCCTAGCTACAAGAACAAGATTGGGCATATGGATCACGATGGGAACAGTGATGTTGCCACTGCAAGACAGTCCGAAGAGGCTACACGTGAGCAGATTAAGAGAGATTCTAAAGACGCAGGGGTTTTGGACAAGCACATTACGGAGTACCCTTTCACTCCTAAAGAGGCTTTCCTACAGCACACGAGTAATATTTTCCCTACTGCGCAACTCTTGGATTGGAGGAACCATCTAGTGAGAAGTGGTATGTATACCTCCTTAGCTGTAGCGGGACATTTAATAGAAGGGAAGAATAATAAAGTAAAGCTTAAACCGGACGACAGGTTGCGACCTGTACAGAAATTCCCTACACAACGGGGCGATGACACCATTGGATGTGTGGTAGTATATCAGTCTCCGTACACGGATAATGGTGAAGTCCCTGGAGATATGTATATTATCGCCCATGACCCGTATGCTCAAGATGGATTTGGGCAATCTTTAGGGGCTGCATATGTAATTAAAAGAGTTAATTCTTACAGTAAACCGGACGATATGATCGTTGCCACCTATGTTGGTAGACCAGAAACGCAAGATGCATACAACAATACCCTATTTTTGTTGGCGAAGTATTATAATGCGCGTATAGGGTTCGAGAATGACCGAGGAGAAGTGATCCCTTATGCAAAGCGTCACAAGCTTATGAACTATCTCATGCCTGAGGTTGAGATATTTGATAAGACAGATAATGTCCGTATCCGGAAATTAGGCCGGAGTTACGGGATGAGTATGGGAAGTAAAGAACGCAAAGGGCAAGCAGAAATTTACTTAAGGGACTGGTTAAGAACCAGTCGGGGTAAAGATGAAGATGGAGAATCCAAGTTGAATCTCCACTACATATACGATATAGCTCTCATAGATGAGTTAATAAAGTACAACCGGCAAGGAAACTTCGACCGTGTTTCAGCAATTATGGTAGGCATGTTCCATTTGAAGGATCTGCATACAAGAGAGATACAGATAATAGAGCAATCAAGTGAGAACACTTTTTTTGATCGTGCCTTCTTCGCATAAAATACTAACGGATGTCTCAAATTCCAAAACAAAAAATAGCTCGGTCTCGTAAAACCAAGGACTGGGCGAAAGAGTGCATTAATGCATTCATTAAGCGCTCGTCTTTTAGTACGAGCACAAAGCACATGGTACAAACGTACTATGAAGCTTACAACGGCAATCTTCGGGAAGCCGATTATAACTATGTCACTAACCCTTACAATAGTGAGGCATGGGCTAAGAAGAACTTCCCTGCGCGGCTGCGTAATTATAACATCTTAAAGCCTATTGTCGATCTTTTGATGGGTGAGAAGGCTAAGCGGCCCTTGGCATACCAAGTTGTGGTACGAAATGCGGATATTGAATCCCGCTTCGACCAGCATCGTGCAAAACAGTTTCGGGAATATCTAGAGCAGGTGTTCGTTAATGAAGCTAATGAAAATGGAATGCCTACGGGACAGGAAAGCCAAGAATTGCCTGCTGCTGAAGAGCATATGGAGCAAGTTTTTACCAGTTACAGGGATTCTCGGGCAATTATGGGCCAAGAGGTGTTGAATTATCTCTTCGATTGGCTAGGAATGGAGGATCTCATTCAAAAACTCTTCTTTGACTGGCTAGTAGCGGGGGAATGTTACTCATATAAGGATGTTAGTATGAATGATGTCACATATGATGTGGTATCTCCTTTGGATATTGATTTTGAGAAAGGTCCTGATATCGATTATATCGAGGATGCTGATTGGGTAGTGCGTCGGCAGATTATGAGTGTCAATCAAGTGGTAGACCGGTTTTATGATGTCCTTTCTCCAAAGGATATAGATCGCTTAGAGGCTCCCCACGGTAAATACCGGGATAGTGGCGGCGGTACCCAGAGCATGTTCATTAATAAGACTGCAAACGATGAGTCAGATCGGATGGTTGAAGTTTTACATGTCTGTTGGAAGTCTTTCTCTCGAGTAGGAATCCTCTCTTATATAGATGAGATGGGGCAAGAGCAAGAGATGGTTGTAGACGAGACTTATAAGAAGTCTGAAGAGGATGAGATTAAATACTACTGGGTAAATGAGGTTTGGGAGGGCTATCAAATTGATAAAGACCTTTTTGTTTCTCATCAACCGCATCCAGTACAGCGGAATGAGATGAATAATATCTCTGTATGCAAGCTGCCTTATAACGGTAGAGTATACAGCAATCGTCATAGTGATAACATTAGCATTATTAGTATGGGACTCCCATACCAAGTGCTCTATAATGTTTTTCACTACCGATTAGAACTTTCTATTGCTAAGAATAAGGACAAGATTATGCTTATGGAGATGAATACCATCCCTAAGCGTCACGGATGGGATGAAGAGAAGTTTATGTACTATGCCGATGCTATGGGTTTCGCCTTTATCGACTCTACTGCAGAAGGCAAGTCTGGCGAGCGTGTAACATTCAACCAATACCAGGTTTTAGATATGTCTCTTGGACAGTATATCGCGGCTCAATTCCAACTGTTGCAAGCGATTAAAGCCGAGTGGGAAGAAAACATTGGAGTTTCTCGCCAGCGTAAGGGGCAAGTCAAAACTTCTGAAGGTTTGGGTACTACGGAACGTGCTGTATTCCAGTCTTCAGTTATCTCTGAGGAAATCTTCCGTCGTTTTGAAACCTTCTTAGAGCGGGAGTATGCAGGATTAATAGATACTAGTAAGATTGCATGGCGTGATGGTAAGAAAGTTACTTATGTAACTAGCGACTTGCGTACTGCTCTTATTGCTATCGATCCTCAAGAGTATCAGGAAGCGGAGTATGGCGTATTTGTCAAGAATAACAGTCGTGAGCAGGATAAGCTGCAACAGATGAAGCAGTTGACGATGGCGTTTGCTCAGAATGGTCAACAGCCTTCTACAATCGCAGAGATTATCGATACTAACAACTTCAGTAAGATTAAGCAGTTAATGAATGAAGTAGATACTAAACAGAAGGAGATGCAGAAACTTGCTTCAGAAGCTGAACAACAAGCTGCACAAGCACAGATGCAGGCAGCTGCTCAAATGAAGCAACAAGACCAACAGTTTACTGGCGACCAAAATGAAAGAGACCGTATTCTAAAGTTGGAGTTGAAGAAGATGGAGGTAGCGGCTAAAGTCACTACGGATAGTGATGGAAATGGTCGACGGGACGATATAGATAAAGCTAGATTGGAGGTTGAGAAAGAAAAAGTAAACATCCAAAGGCAAAAAGGTTGATATTAATAAAGTAAATAATAGACCTATTGGTCTTGTCATATAATTCGGTATAAATTATACTTTTGTAATAATGATTGAAGAAAAATCACTTGATTTAAGCCAAGTAAGCGTAGCAAATCTGCTTAATAACGAGGCTCCCAGTAATATCCCGGAGCCTGAGACCCAAGAAGAAGTTTCAGAAGAAGAGGATTCTCAAGAAACAGAAGAAGCTGTAGAGTCTGAAGTTCAATCTGAGGTAGCAGAAGAAACTCCCGTAGCGGAGACTTCCGATACAAAAGAATCTTCTCCAGAAGGAGAGGCTGTAACAGAAGATGAGCCGGGAATCATTGATATTTTAAAGTCCAAAATGGGCTATGAAATTAAAGGTGACTTTTCTGAAGACTATGATGGAGTAGTTAAGTTTACAACTACTGTAGCAGATGAGATTGCTAAAGAACAGCTAGATACGGTGTTTACACAGTTTCCAGATGTAGAGCAATATTTACAGTTTCGGTATAATGGAGGGGATCCTAAACAATACTTTCAAGCTACTGCTCCGGTAGTAGATTACAGTGCTGTAGAGATTACAGAAGATAACGTAAGCATTCAAAGAGCTGTAGTAGAGGAGTTCCTTTCACGATCTGGGTATACTTCTGAAGAAACTTCTGAAACTGTCCAAGAATATATTGATGCAGGAATTTTAGAACGGCAAGCAGGTAGAGGTTTAGGGAAGTTGCAAAAAATGCAAGAGCAAGAAGCAACTCACTTAATCGAATCTCAAAAGCAAGAGTCAGAGCAACGACAGGCACAAGTTAAGAATCAATGGGAATCTATTAAAAGTACTATTGATAAAGGAAGCCTAAAGAGCTTCGACATTCCTACATCAGATAGGAATAAATTTTTTGGGTGGATGAGT